AAACGGTAGCGTTTGATGGTCGCTGCACTATAAGAAGAGCCATCTTACCAGAAGATAGTGCAATCGAGTCGTGGAAAGAAGGGGTCCGGAAAGCCGGACGCAGGTCCGGAAAGCCGGACTCGGAGTCTGGAAAGCCGGACTCGCCAGGTCCGGGTTCCCGGACCGGGGGTGACCCTTCTCCTTATATACATTATAACAAAGGAGAGATAATTATTGCTCAGACGCCAAAAAAGGCGCTTCGCAACACCGCCCCTGTTTTGCATTCAAGGTCTGATAATATATGTTGTGATATTCAATTTTGTTTTGAAAAGCGCGAATTCCTGAACATTTCCGAAAAAGACCTCGATTCTTGGAGACAGATTTATCCTGATGTCAATGTAGCTCTAGAGCTTAAGGAAATGAGTGAGTGGCTCTTGTCTAATCCATCGAGAGCAAAGAAAAAACTCTATCGCAAATTCATCACAACTTGGCTGGCGAAAGAGCAAGACAAGAACTCGAATCAAAAAGCTTACCGGGAAACGAAGGCGAAATCTCAAAAAGAAGATCCCAAAGTTACAGCTCTCAATGCTGAGTTAGAAATTGAAACTCAAAATCGACACTGGTTTAGAAGCATCCGCGAAAAGATATATCCCCATGTGTCTGATTCTTCATGGGATTATGTAGAATTTAGAACAGGGGACCTCGAAGACAAGAAAATATTCTATAAAGATTCTAGGTTCAAAGAGTTGATAAAAACAGAAATAAAAAATAGGAAGCTTCTATGAGTTCCAACGATGAATTTATCCAAAAGCTCGATCAGATTTGGCCAGAGATACTCGAGACAGATGATCTCGTTAAGGTGGGGCTCTATCCTTCGATGCAGGCTGCATATTATTCACGAAAACTAGGTCGTGCTCCTGAATACTTTGAAGTGGGGAAGAGAATATTTTATGCGAAGACTGCTGTCCTGAACTGGCTAAGATCGGCAAAGCGTAATGAAAAAGATACCCAAACTCAAAAGACAGCCTAGGGTCTTCAATGCTAAAGCTTCATGGCAAGAAGTTGGTGGCAAAAGGATTTACTTCCGATCAGTTTGGGAGTGGCAATATGCGTTATATTTGGAGTTTCTCAAGCAAAATGGAAAGATTGAAGATTGGGAGCATGAACCGAAAACTTTTTGGTTTGAAGAGGTCAAACGAGGAAGAAATAATTACAAGCCCGATTTTCGCGTTTTAAAGGCTCAAGGCGATCATTTCTGGGTTGAGGTGAAGGGTTTCATGGATAAGGGGTCGATCGTCAAGCTGAAGCGGTTTAAACAATGTTTTCCGGCCGAAGAGATTGAGGTTGTCGGTCCGGATTGGTTTCAAAAGCATTCCGTTTTGCTTTCGATCATTAAGCAAATGAACATATCAAAAAGAGGAAAAGATGCTGAAGATAAAATTATTTAATGCAATCACTGTGAATGAATTGGAAGTAGCGGTAAATTATTTTCTAAGCTCTGTGCCATTGAAGCTTCTCGCTTTGCAATACCACGCAGCAGGGGACAAACATATATTTTTACTTACGTATGAGGTAATCAATGCCGTTGAAGAAGGGAAAGTCCAAGAAAACAATTAGTTCAAACATCAAGACAGAGATTGAGCATGGAAAACCACAGAAACAGGCTGTGGCTATAGCTCTCAATATAGCGCGTAAATCGGGTGATAAAATTCCTAAAAAGAGGAAGAAAAAATAAATGGACAAGAAGATCAAGAAAATTCAGCAGGGTACAAAGAAGTTGGTAAAAGAAGAGTCTGAACTTCTCAAAGCGGATAAGAAGCGGGATAAAGTCTGCGATTATGGCGAAAAGATGTTGAAGAAGAAGAAAAAATCGAAGTAATGGACAAAAAAAAGATTTGCGGCAGCCTGAATGATGATCTCATCACTTTGATGATTTATGTGCAAATCATCCAGAAGACTTCTTGCTCAAAACAGAATTTTCATAAAGAGCTCTCGCATGTAATTGAAGAGCTTTCTGCAATCTACAATAAAACGATCAGCATCAGAGATGAATTAGATAATTTCAACGTGTGAAAAGATGGAGATAATCAATTTTAGGAAAATCGATAAGGGAGCAGTCAAGGCGGCTTTTACGATACTGATCCCGGAATGGGGACAGATTCAGGTGGATGCTGTCTATGTTGAAAAAGAGGATGGAGCCTTTTGGGTCAATTACGCTTCGCAGCAATATGTCGATTCATTCGGGGCGAAGAAATCTTTTAACATGGTTCGCTGGCCAGTGGAAACCATAAAGAAATTGAATGCAGCCATCAGAGACAAGATCAAGGCTGGAAATGTGAAGCACAGGGAAGAGAACGAAAAAAAACCAATATACAACGAGCAAGATATACCGTTTTAAGGAGGATTATGAATACGGGTCAGCAGATTATGTTTGTCATCATTGGAATGGGAGCTTTTTTGTCATTACAGTGGTGCTGGGATTTATCTCGTCGCGTTAGAGCATTAGAGAAGAGAGGGAAGTAGGAAATGTTAAAGAAAATAATTACATGTGACAACTGCGACTCGGATTTGACAAAGGCAGATAATCATCCCGATTGGAGATTGGCGCTCGTTAATCAGATGATTGAACCAAAATCATTTTTGACGACCGCCCCAAATCGATGTCCATGTGTTGATGAAGACAAGCATTTTTGTGGATTGGGTTGTTTGGAAGAATGGGTACAAATATATAAAAATTCACAGGCCTGACAGTGGTGTGTGAGGGCGTTTGGAATTTGAATTTTGGATACTGTACATAATATTCGGATTAGTAATGGCTTACGCTTTTCTTAAGGTAACATAATGTTGGGAATCAGACGTTCCGATCTTAAATTGTACGTAGATTTTTTGAATGAACACGGCGTCTTATCCACTTTGCATTTGATGAGAAAGTGGAAAAAAACTCGTGATGAAGCAAAAGAAATTTTGAATCAGATAGTCGACTATTTTGAAAATGTAAGATTCATGAGTGACACTCTGATTTATATTGAAGATCGAGACATGGAACGGTTGACCAATCCTATAAGGAGTAAAAGAAAATCTAAATGGAAAGATGTGACAAAGCCATAGATTTGAAAGGAAGGGATGTGATTATGAGATGTTGGCCGATTATAATATTGATTATGGTATCGTCATGCAGCTACAACATCGAGGATACGATTATCGAAGGAAAAGATAATCACGTCGTAGAGGAATCAAAACAAGAGCCTGAAACAAAAATCAAGGCTGCTCTTGAAGGTCATGGATTGTGGGATAAGTTATGGATGTTACAATAAATATCTATTTCACAGATCAAGACATTAAGAGATTTCGATTGTCAAAAGAGGATGTAAATGCAAGCTGAAGATCCTTTCAATCATGCCATAAAGCAATGCGCTGAGGTGTTAATAGATGAATTCTCAGACGATTTTTCAGATGCAATTACAGATATTTATAAGGACATTTTGAACATTGTTGAGAGAATAGATGGATCTGAACTTGATCGTGTAAACATTGTGAATGAGGTTTTTATACAATTTCATTCGTATCATATCGCTCAAACTCTTGCCATATATCCGCGTGAAATTCAAGAAGGAATATTGGTAAGAATGCACAGTAATTTAAAAAAATTATCTTTAAAAGCGCGTGATCATTTTCTTATTATGTGTGCTAAAGATGAGTATGATGAGAGATGAGCACTCCTATTGAGATAAAAGTGATTTTAAAAGATGATGAGAGAACTTTGACGCAGCAATTTTTGTGTTATGAAGGACTTGTGAATGAAGACATGATCAGTCAATACGTAACTCAAGCAAAAAAGAATTTTTCAGGAAATACCGAGAGCATTGTTGTTAGATTAACGATGGTGATAGAATGAGTCGTAATGGTTTTAGAAAAGGGGACGAACTACTCGACGAGCTTAATAAGGAAAAGCCGCACTATACTCCGTTTGTTCCAGGAAATACTTATTCTAAAAAATTGACTACTAAAGAATTAAAGGAAGAAGCTTTTCGTCAGTATTGTGAGCATTTGGCTAAGGGAAAGTCCAAAAGGTCATGGTGGTTTGAGCATCCTGATCTCTCTCTTACCTGGGAAACAATGGAAAAATACCTAAGAGAAGATCCAGATTTCGATTCAATAAAAAAAAGTATATCAGAATCGAAGGGTTTTCGTGTATGGGAAGATGTCGTTGAAGAGTCCGCAAATGGTAAAAACAGAAAGGCAAATACAGCAACGCTTCAAATGCTTATGAGGAATAAATTTGGATGGGATAAAGAGGCCGATAAGCAGAATCCAGACTTTAACGTCCACATCGAGCTAAATCAAGCGCTCATGGAGCAGATCACAAAGTTTCAAGAAGCACGGAAAAGAGATACTATCAGCATTAATGCCGAGCAAAAATCATAGTGAGTGATAGGCAATATTTTTGCGTGTTCCGGCATGCTTTCTATGTATTTAATCTGATTGAGAAGCATCTCTAGCAGATCTTCTTTCGTGAGTTTTTCGTTCATCTATTCCTCTACAGGCGGTTGTGGTAGCGGCATCCAATGTGTAAATATTGCATCTTCTTTGACGTAGTAGGGCAGTCCCCAATCTAATCTTGAATATCCGTTGGGATTGATTGATGCGACTCTTCTTATTTCATATATGCCGCGTCCGTGCGTTAGCCCTAAAACCCAATCTCCTAATGTAGGCATTCTATCTTTAAGGCTTATCCATTCCATATCTTTTCCGTTTCACAGCTCTATTCTAATCGGTTTGTTCACAGGTTGATAACGCTCATTGGAAATGAGCGTTCTGCCTCATCAAAATTGAAAGGCTTTTCTACTTCTATTCCTAAATGCATGTAGCCAGAATATCCCTATTCAACATCAGGTCAGATTTTACATTATCCATTAAATTTCTCCTTTGATATAAAATTAACTAAAGTATGCTAAATCACTTATCAGAAAAGCAAGTGGAATTTGTTTTGGAGGCTACCACCAAATGGAACTTGGCGCATGGTCCTATGCGCTCAGGAAAGACAATTGGAACTCTTTTTAGATTCATGCATGCCGTGGATAGATGTCCAGATTCTAAGATCTGGATGATAGGTCACACTTCCTCTACTATTTTTGATAATGCAGTGCGTCTTATCCTAGAGCAACCGCCTTTAGACAAACCAGATCCATTAGGAATATTCCGTCCATTTTGTTATTGGAAGAAACACGACCGTGAACTCATTTACAAAGAAAAAAAAATTTCAACTTGCGGCTCTAGAGATTCAAGCAGCGTCGGACGTATTCAAGGCTCAACGATGTCTCTTGTTTATGGCGATGAGATGACATTATGGGGAGAAGATTTCATACAGACCGTCGATACTAGACTCAGTAATCCCTGGAGTAAAGGATTCGGCTCTATGAACCCAGTATATCCCTCACATATCTTGAAAAAATGGATAGATCAAGCATCTAAGGGCAATCCTGACTATTATGCTCTACAAATCATGCTCGATGATAACCCATTTCTTGATCAGGAATATAAAGACCGTATCAAAAACTCACTTTCTGGCGTGTTTTACAAAAGAAATTATCTAGGAATTTGGTGCTTGGCGGAGGGCGCCATCTTTGACTTTTTTGATAGACCCTTCCATGTAAAGCAAAAACCACCGCGTTGCGCTGAATATTGGATAGCAGGAATAGATGATGGAACATCTAATAACTTCGTATGTCTGCTTGTTGGTATAGATTCGGGCGTCAAAGAGCAAATTGGACCTATGCGTTGGGTTGAAAAAGAGTTCGTGTGGAATTCAAGGGATAAAGGAAGGGGACTGACAACATCCGAGAAAGCTCAGCATGTTAGAGAATTTTTAGAACCATATGCCATCAAAGGGATCTATGTGGATCCGTCAGCGGCTGCCTTGAAGTTGGAAATGCGAAGGGCGGGTTTAACCGTAATCGATGCTGGCAACGACGTCTTTAATGGCATTTCTACCATAACTTCTTATATGTACAATGGAAGTCTCGTCATCTGCTCAGAGTGCAAAAACACTATACGAGAAGTTGAATCATATGTATGGGATCCAAGAGCTTCAGAAAAAGGGGAAGATGCGCCCCTAAAACGAGATGATCACTGTATAGACGCGATGAGATATGCCGTTTATACTCATAAAGTTAATTCTTATCAACCCTACGCTCATAGTTCTGCAGATTATCAGAAAACGAGGTTTCAAACACGCTCGATATTTTAATGAAATTATATTCATATCAAGAAAAAGTTCTCGAATCTGTCTTGTCAGATCCCTCTCATGCGCAGCTTATATCGATGCCAACTGGGACTGGGAAAACGATAACTTTTTTAAATATTGCAAAACATTTAGATAAACGCTGTCTAATTCTAGTTCACAGAGAAGAACTTTTAAATCAGACCTATGAATAGGAGAGTTGCCTAATTAAAATCTTTAATGCTATGGTGTACGGCGTCTCATATCTGAGGTCTCTTTGGCTTTTTATTATCCACCGTGGAACAACGCTCTTGAGCCATCACAAGGCAACGTAAGACAGTGGCTCGATAATCTCTATAGCAAATTCCAACCCATCGAACAATCGCGTTGGAACCAAAGCAACATTGATACTCTTTTTTATGCCGGCTCTCAAACTTTCGTAAACCGCTACTTCAACTTCGCCCCCACAACCTCATATCAACAATATTACTTCAATATTTGCCAACAGCCGGTAAACATGATTACAGGTTTACAAAGGCAGCATCGAAAATCTATCACATTTGTCCCTATAGAGGGTGCTGATCCACAAACTACTGATCAATACACACGACTTATAATGCATTGTGCCAATACGGAGGCAATTCATGAGCAGTTCTCAAAAGCTTGCGAGCTCGCTTGTATCTCGGGCATGGTATTGTTACAACCTTATCTTGACTTTACCGGCGATGATGCTGCTCAAGGTCAACTTAAACTCAAAATTTGGGAATATAACGCCTTCCTTGTTGATCCTTACTTTCGTAACCCGGATATGTCTGACGCCCAATTTGTTTGGACGCAAGAATATATCAGCAAAAAAGAAGCAGAAAACCGATTTCCCGATAAAGTGGAAGCAATAGCTCCAATGGCTGGAACTCCACAGCGTTACGGATCATTTTATTTCCTCCCAGAAAACTACAATATGGCTCGTAATGATCTGATGGTCCTCTCATATGTGTGGTATAAGTGGAAAAGGAAGAAAAAAAGACTCTATAGCCGTTCCAGAAACCAGTTTTTCGATTATTCAGGAGGTGAAACGAACCTCGAGGAAATACTTTATAACATCCGAGATATGGAAACTGTCACAGTAGAGGTTCCTACCTGGAAGCTTGCTGTTGTTTTGAATGATCAGCTCATGTTTCAGGGAGACAATCCTTTGGGTTTTGATGATTGTCCATTTGTACCGGTATATTGGAACTATGAACCTCACATTAATTACTATGATCTTCGTGTGCGTTCTCTTATTCGCACTATGCGCGATCCTCAATTTCTATTTAATTATAAAGTAATCACTAACAACGACATAGCAGCAGCTACTATTAATGCTGGATGGAAGAGAAAGATAGGCGCTGTTGCCAACGAAGACAATTTGAAAAAGTCAGGTCAAGGATGGGACGTCATAGTCAACGAAGGCTATGAGATGCAGGATGTCGAGAAGATCATTCCGAGCGCTGTTCCTGAATCAGATCTAGCGCTCGCCCAGCAAATGCAAGATTTAATATTCCACACCTCAGGAATCAACTTAGAAAACTGGTCTGGTCAAGAAGACAAACAAATTTCAAGTCTTACGGTTCTCATGAAGCAGGCTGCCAATCTCATGGTCTTCCAAAAATATTTCGATCAATGGGATTATGCTTTGAAATTGTTAGGAGAGAGACTCCTTCAAATTGCTCTTAACAACTGGAACGCAGCCAAGGTGGCTCTTCTTATAGGTGAGGAGCCATCTTCTTATTTCTTCGCGCGTATCTTTGCCAAATATCAAACCATCGTGGAAGAGGGATTGCTTACGCCGACACAAAAGAATCTTCAAGCTCAGCAGATGATGGACATCAACGCGGCATTCGGAAGAGAAGTTATTCCTCCTTCTATGATCATTAAAGATATGAACGTTCAAGGAAAAGCAGAGATTATGCAGTTCTTGCAACAGCAAGAGCAAGCAGCGGCTGCTTCTCAAGAACAACAACAGAACGTTGCACATGCTTTTGAAGAGGCAAAACTCAAAGAGCTTATGAGTAAAGCTGCGGCCAATATCGCAACGGCACGAGAAAGGCATGGACGCTCGGAAGCTGATATTGGCCTCTTTGAGGAGCGTTTAAGCGAGATAACTCGCAACCGGGCTCTGGCAACCAAAGACAAAATGGAAGCACTTAGCAAACTTGTCGAAGTGATTGCTAAGTTTGGTGAGCTTGAGACGATGCTTAAAATGGGTCAAATCGAGGGAATGGAAAATCGTCAGGTAATCAAAGAAGATTCAGAAAAAGCCGACGCTAAACGCACGGCAATGTCTAACGATTTTGTCCGTCAAATTCTAGGCGGCAATCAATCTCAGGGAATGGCCGCATAATAAATTAGAGTAGTGCAAGCTGTGGCGATGTGTGGTGTCGTAAGGCGTGCTACGTTATGGTATTCAAAGGTAAGGTAGAGTGCGGCGATTTTATTTGAGTCTTTCTCAAAAGACTGTTATAAAATTTGATATTAGGAACATTTCTCTATGTAGAGGTATATATGGGCGGACAGCGTATTGACGATCACAAAGCATGGATGGGAAGCCGTGGAAAAAACGTTCCTCTTCCAGATGGCGCTAAGATGAAACAGATCTCTGAAGAAGAAGGAGCTGGCTCATTGATGCACTATGAAGACACAGAGGAAGCAATCGGCCACGTTCAGAAAGAGAGCGTAAAACATCTGAAGGGTCGTCCTCTTAAGACTGGATATAGATATTAAGCATTGATTTGCATCAGTGCTTCTCCTCTCATTAACGCTGTAGTTTGAGAGGACTTTTTATAATCTAGGGGTATTTATGAAAACAGGTTTCAATGATCCTATCGCTCCAAAGTCTGGAAAAAAGAAAAAAAGTCCTTGGGATTACCAATGTCCGGAATATGATGAACGCAGTAGTTGCTATGTACATGCCGGTTCCAATTTTGGGATAGGTCATCGCAATCCTATAGGTCATGACGGAGCAGTTAAGCAACGAGTTGCTACGATGCCCTTTGGTCGAGTTAATACCATGCAAGTGGCTTACGCACCTCCTAAAGCTCTTGAGCAAGAATACATCGAGTAGCATGGAAAATTACCTAAGAAACAACTACAATCCCAAGAAAGGCTTAGGAGCTCCTCGAAAACAGACGAGTAAAAAGCCTTATCGATTTGCTCACACAGCGGGTTCTAAAAAAGGTTTGGGCGACTATTATGGAACTGGAGTCCGAGCAAAACTTGGCACCATGCGTAGTGGAATGGGAATGCAAACTCTCAGTTCGAAACAGTTGAAGAAGCCTCCGCGATCACTTGCTTAATCTTTTTCTCTTCTAGAGAATTTGTCCATATATGAGTCATAATGTTCTTGACTTGCTCATCTGATAAATCATCTAATCCAGGAGCTTCTAATTTTTTTCTATTGTATTTGAATTGATCTATCGACCACATAATCGTATTGTCTTCGGCAAAATTTCCTCTTTCATATGATTTCCACAGCTCTCTTGGAGGAATTAACCAGCAAATTTCTACGATATCAGTATGAGATTGTGCTCTGAAAAGATATGAATTTGTCTGTGCCTTTGGCTTTGTTAATCGTGGCTGCCATAGAAGTTTTTTTGTAACGCCATCATCTGCAGTTCTTGTATGTGCAAATAGATAAATATAAGGGGAATGGTCTTGCATTCTAAGAGAATCGGGATTGCGTTTTAAGCAATCATCAGCTCCCTGCCATATCGTTTGAGACTGATCTCTTATGAAATGGTAAAGTCGATCGTCAGTTTCTAATCGATTTAATTTCATCTATTTCCCTGCTTGATTACTATATCAAATGTTTGGTTTAATCGCCAAGGCGACAACAAAAGGATTTACATGACATCAGAAGTTAAATCACAAGAGCCACAAGATCAAAAACAGAACGACAAAGAATTTAATTTTCGACAATTAGAATCTAAATATGAGAAACAACTAGCTCAGGAGCGCCAAGAACGCATACAAGAAAGAGCAGCTCGAGAAAAACTGGAAAGAGAAATGCAAGAAATACGCACTTCCTTTCAACAGTCTCATTCAGAAGAAGAAGCAGACGAACCCTATGTAGATCACAAACGTCTGGATAAGAAATTGTCTGCCTTTGAGAAGAAGTTAGAGGAAAAGATCGAGAAAAAAGCAGAGGAAAAAGCGCGCAATTTAATGGCTCAGCAAGGACAAAATGACTGGCTGCGTCAGAATCCGGATTTTTATGATGTTTTGCAGCATGCCGAGAAATTTGCCAATGCTAATCCCGATCTTGCAGATACCATTCTTAGAATGCCCGATGGCTTTGAAAGACAGAAACTCGTATATGCAAACATTAAGGCTTTAGGCATACATAAACCCGTCGAAAAGCAACCATCGATACAAGATAAAGTCGACGCAAATCGGAGGACACCTTATTATCAGCCGTCAGGAATCGCTACTTCTCCCTACGCTGCCGCTGGAGATTTTAGCGCTTCAGGCCAGAAGCAAGCGTATCAGAAAATGCAGGAACTAAAAAATAAACTTAGACTGGGGTAAAAATCCGTATGCACAAACTTACACATCATGATGAAATGATGGGAGGGGAACATTCTCACCACCATCATAAAATGAAGAAAAAAGCACACAGCCATCAATCTAAAAAAGAGCACCATGAACATCATCATTCACATCATGGCAAGCATCATAGCACCATGGCGCTGAAAGCAAAAATTGCACGGTAATACGGTAAAATAAAATTTTATAAATTGGCAGTGATTTAGCTGCCAATCTTATTTTTTTTGAAGCATATCGAGCAATATGTGATAAAGCCTATTATTCTCTTCATAAAGATGATCGGTACGTGCTTCAGAACGATGCAAACTAGCTTCCCTCCTGTTAGCATCAACTCTAAATTCAGATAAATCCCGTTGTATATCTCGCAACATGAATTTGAGCATTGCCCACATCATGCCAGCTAGGAGACCTAGTGTAACTAATGATTCCAAATAATGCATATCATTCTCCCTAAACTCAAGTATAACAAAATCGCTGATTTATGGAAATTTAAAGATTATGTGGACTCTTTAGGCTTGCGGCTGTTCCTTCTTTTCGATCTATTCGGGGCAGAGAGAAGAGCTTGAGGTTTTCTTTCTTCCAATCTCACCTCTGTCATGCTTACTCGCACATTCAGATCACCCACTTTTGACTCAATCATCATTAGATGCTTAGTCACGATATCAAAATGATTTTGATCCTGTTTTCGTGAGCGATGTATTGAGAAAAGTGTCAAAACCATCAAAACAAATATTAGGAGTTGGAAAGCCAAAGTGACCAAAAAGATGGATTGAAAAAACATGAAAACCTCTATTTGTAATGAAAAATAACGAAAGCATTGATTTCCAACAACAAATTTATCAACTTTTTGCTTTACTCTATAAATTATTTTGATATAGTGGGTTCACGTTCGCTTTACGTTAAAAGCATTCGCGTAAAATGGGTATCGCACCCCTGTTGGATATGAGCGAGAACTGACGTAATTAGGCTCGTCTACCGATCATCATATCGTAATGTACGGAATCGAGTTATCCGGAAATTCCGGATAGTTGGAATTCGTGCTCAACATTTCGACCGTGAGGTTGTCATGTCGGTTACGACAACTGGGAACCTGGGCCCACTCATTTTACAGAGTTTAGCTCCTGCTATGCTCTATGTGCCTACTCCCACAATGAACTACATCACAATCTGCGACAAGGTATCTATGCCTGCAAACGGCGGTACCACTTGCAGATTTATGCGCCCACGCGCGCTGACACCGCCCACTGTACAGTTGGGAAATAGTGGTATCGATCCACCAGCACAAGTGCCACAAAGAGATATTATAGATGCTCAAATGGCTTTTTTCGGTGAATCCAGTGCCGAAATTAATGACTTGTATTATGCCTTAGGACTGGCTGCATAATAAATGAACAAGTTATTTTACAGGATTTTTTTGAAAATTGGTCCTGTATAAATCTGACCTAATCGACTTGGACCCCTAAATCACTTAAAAAGGTGACATGGAAACAAGGCGGAAGGACTTAATACACCTGATGTGTATTTAAGTCCACCGTGACAGACTAAAGCGGTTGGATACACGAAAGTGTAAAGCGATAGTCGGGTCTCACGAGGAAACCGTGAGAGACATGCAGAGATGACATGTCCCCATATTAATATGGAGTAACAATTCGCAAGAAGGTGTATTAGCTTGGGTATCTGAACGTTTAGCTGTCGCAATGAGACAAGCAGAGGATATTATCCTACGCGACTACATTGTTTCGGCTGCTAGCCAATTAAATGCTGGAGGTGGTTCCAATGGAGACAATCCAACAAATTTGGGCATCACCGACTTTTCTTTGGTGGCTACAACTCTTGATACAAATAACGCATACAAGTTTATGAGCGGAATCGAGGGTATGGACCGTTTTGGTACAGGGCCCGTTCGTTCCGCATACTTCATGCTGTCTAGCACCGAATTGCAGACCGACTTTGACGGTTTGACAGGTTCAGGATTCTTGTCTCAATGGAACTATCCAACCAACGCGTCAGCTCTTCCTGCCGAATATGGTTCAGTATTCAATATCAGAATCTTAACTAGCTCGGAAGCTCCTGTTGCACGCGGTGCATCGATGCTTGGAAACGACGTCTATTACAACACGGTAGTTGGTAAACAAGCTGTAACACACATCAACCAAGATGGCTACAGCATGAACCTGATTTATCGCGATCCTTATTATTCTGGGATGCTCGCACAAAACGCAACTTTGGCAGTCAAATTTGCACAAGCGCAAGCCATTACCCAGGATACTGCCATTCGAAACCTTTTAAGCACTCGTCTTTCGAGTTTAGGAGTGTAATATGACCGAATATTCAAGAATGGTAAAAGGTAACTTTACAGCGACATCTGCACAGCAGATTATTACTCTGCCTTTTCAACCAGACTATGTAGAGATCTGGAACTATAGCATCATCAAGACAGCAGCCACTCACTCCGTTACAAGAGCATGGTGGGACGGAAAATTGAATGATGGCTCTAATAACCCAACAATGATCGAGTTGTATTCTGCTGCAACTACCTCAACAGTATTTGACACCATTCAAACGAACGGTATCAGTACTTTTGCTGGCGCTCAAATGCTTCAGTATGGAGCCTTGTACCAACACACTGGTTCCACTGATTTTTCTATTAGCAAAGCCAGTCCAGCAGTAGTCACAACTACTACAAACCATAACTTGCAAACAGGTGACGTTGTAATTTTCTCAAACCTGGCTCAAACATCAACAACTGGTATGCAGCAAATCGCTGAAATACCATTTATGATCACACGAACAGGTGCTACAACTTTCACTATTAACTGGAACACAAACCAGTCGAACTACACAGCATTCAACACTGCTACTTCGACTAACAACGTAGGCTCTTACAAAAAGGTGCTTTATCCTTATTTGTACTTGCCAACAGTGTCTGTTATTAGCGCAATCACCACAGGTTCCACCACCACAATTTCTACAACAGCGCAACACCAATTGCATGTTGGTCAAGAAGTCGGGTTTAGAATTCCTTCACAGTGGGGCACAACCCAATTGAATGAACTTCCAAACAGCGTGACACCTGGTTCGCCGATTTATGGTTACGTCGTATCAATCACTGACCTGCAAAACTTTGTGGTTAACATCAACTCTTCAGCTTACACAGCATTTATTTCTAACCAAACGTTCGCAGGAACAGCCGGTAGAACTTTTGCTCAAGTAGTGCCTGTTGGTGATGTGAATAGTGGAGGAACTAGCATTACTGTTGGATCTCAACTTTATCCACCACCTGCATGGTCTTATGCTGTTCAGGATGACAGCTCAACCATCAATGGTCCTGCTATACGAGGAGCATTTGTCAATAACACCTCACAAGGGTTTGTAATTGGCAACGGCGTAGCAGCCGTCGATGGCACAGCAACGATGATCGCTAGCACGAACATTGTATACTGGCACGCATATTTGCATGACTTAGGTCAGCCTTAATTTGAGGATGAGAGAGGGGGTTTTTCCCCTCTCTTAATATTTTATGACGGTAATTTCATATCCAATTCCTCCCTATTCGAATCTGCCGATCAATGCGCAGTATTATGCGCCTAGTCGCTTTGTAATTTCGGCAATCTCTCTTGGAGTCACAACAGCCGTCACCACAACACAAAATAACAACTACACAATTGGACAACTTGTGCGCCTTTTAATTCCACCTACCTTTGGCGCAAGACAGCTTAATGAAAGTGAAGGCTATGTACTCTCTATTACTTCGCCAAATCAGATCGTTTTGTCCATCAATTCATCAGTAAATGTAGACCCATTTATTAACTCTTCCGCCAACACGAAAGCACAAACTTTAGCAATCGGTGACACGAATACTGGCGCAACGAATACCACCGGACGTTCGAATCAAACAACTTTCGTTCCGGGAAGCTTTATTAACATTTCACCAGCATGAGGAAATATGGTTAAACCAAAAATCGCAGAAACCGAAATGGAAAAACTACAAAAACAATCGGATGCCTATGACGAGCAGATCAAAAATCTGACTCAAGATGCAATGAATAAGGCACCTCTTGTAGAGCTAGAGCCACAGACAAAACTTTCATCGAAAGAGATCGAAAAATCAAACAAGATTTGGCTAAAACCTTCTCGCACAATTAACGATGGTCAGAAGTTCAATGAGAAGTGGAGAGAGGAATACAATTTCGCAATAGAATACGTTCAATTCATCGCCGAACATAAAGAACTCGAAGGCGACACCATTGACATTTGGACGCATGAATTTGGGGGTATGGGCGCACAATATTGGCAAGTTCCCACGAACAAACCTGTATGGGGACCTAGGTATCTTGCCGAGCGCATCCGTAACTGTCGTTACCACAGACTAAAAACAGAGGATAGCCGTATCACACGGTCCGATGGTATGGGCAGCTATTATGGGGCTTTAATTGTAGATACGACTATTCCTCGTCTCACATGTGAATCTGTGTCATCTAAAAAATCAGTCTTTATGGGAGAGGCAGCATAAATATGCCCAAAGAAAAAAAGGGAGTTATCCCAATGGATAAAAAAAAGAATTGGATAGCCGGAGCGATAAAAAAACCAGGCGCATTACGTAAAAGTTTGCATGTAAAGAAAGGGGAAAAGATTCCGGAAGAAAAGCTTAAAAAAGCTGAACATTCTAAGAATCCCAAGACTCGAAAGCGTGCTCATTTAGCTGAAACATTGAAGAAAATGCATAAAAAATGAATCTACTTCAAGACATTATTACTTATGTTCGAAGGATCATAAAAAGTCCTTCGAACGCTGTCATTACAGATAGCTTGATCATCGATTACATCAATCGATTTTGGATCATGGATATTGACGCACGTGTTCAGCTTTTTGACTTCAAGACCAAGTACCAATTTCAGACACAACCAGGCGTTGATAAATATAACATGCCATTATACAGCATGCAAACGCAGCCAGGATCGCAAGCTATTTCTATGTATCCTGTCTATCAAGGATTCACAGAAACTTGCTATATAAATGGAATTCAGATCCCTTTTCAGACTCAGAAGAATCAATTCTTTAATATCTGGCCAAACATTGTACAGAATTTAGGACAGATTGGGACGGCAAACGGTACAGTAGGTCCTTACATACTTCAAATTCCTATCATAGGTCCACCAGCCCCTCCAAATCCTCCATTGAATTCATTAGCAAGGGGTCACATCGATATCGCAGGAATTATCGCTTTGTCACAAGGATTAGGTGATTATGTCGATCCACCAGTGGTAGACACTGTCACTGCACAAAGCAGTATCCCGGCAGTTCCAGTAACAAGCGTCGACGCTGCATTATTTATCACAACAGCAGGATCTGACGGCTCAAATGTCATCGTTTCTGACAGCGGGCAGTTCTTAGAAGGAGCTGTAAACTATGGCTTGCTCATGACACCCGGCGCGGCTCCATTTGGAAATTTACCATTACCCGGTGGCTATAGCACCACATCCAATACCATTAACTACCTCACCGGTCAAATTACGGTAGAATTTCCAGTTATCATTCCTGCCGGAAACAACATCTACGCGCAATGCTTCTATTACCAAACAGGTCTGCCAAGAGCGATACTGTTTTACAATAATACAATCATTTTGCGCACGGTTCCAGATTCTCAATATCTGGTAGAAATTGATGCATATCTTTCGCCAGCCGCTTTCCTAAATTCAAGTGCAGGGATTCCATTCGGGTATATGGCCGAATATATAGCAAGAGGAGCGGCTCGTAAGATTCTTTCAGACACAGGCGATATTGAACAGTTTCAGTTCTATGAACCTCTTTTTAAAGAACAGGAGCTTCTCGTTTGGAAAAGAAGCCAACGCATTTGGACATCATCCCGAACAGAATCAATTTACAGTCAAGGATTCGGTCAAGGCGCCGGATTTAATAATAATTATGGTGGAGGCGTCAGCTTATGAGTCTTAATTTCTCTTTCAATTCATCCATACCAGCTTCAAATAATAATCCATCTAACGATCAGCCTTTGATGCTTCAAAATAATATATCTACCGAAGGTATCTTAGCCGTAGATCACGTCACTTTTAATCAAAATAGTGGTGGAACTCATAAGCAGGTCACGTTAAGTAGTAAAAATATCCCATCTGGTCAAACAGATCCTCAATCAGTAGTTTATTCAAACAGTGGGACAGCCAGTGCCATTTCACAGCTCTTTTATGCCAACCAAAACGGTACATTTCTTCTCAGCGCATTACGAGCCTTTGCATTTTGTGATACGAACGGAGTTATACAGGGTGGTCAATCATTAAATGTCACATCTATTACAAGATCAGGGTCTAATATTTTTAATGTTGTTCTAACCACGAATGCTGTTTCTTCTAACAATTTTTTAGTATTGGCTAGCGTTTCTGATTTCAACCAAATCGTAACTGCTCAAATCACCGGAATTGGAACATTCAATTTAACATTCATTACGAATGGAGGTATCGCAGTCTTTCCTACAAGATGTTCTTTTATCGTGCTACAAATTTGAGGTTTCATGGGTGAAAAAATCGTTGTTGGTCCAGTCAATAAGGGATTGAGAAATGATAGACTGCCTTTTGTCATTGACAACGATGCTTTCCCAGTTTTGATCAATGCTTATCAGTGGCGTGGAAGATTAAAAAGAAAAAGAGGAACGTCTCTTTTAAATCGACTTCAGCGCTTTTGGAACTCTCTTTCTTTATCATACAATTCAGGAAACACAACACAAACTTTGTCTGGAGGCGCTGGCAACCTTTTAACGGGATTTACAGGATTTACTTTTGAGCCCTTTGCGACAATTGAACCTGGCACCGTCACCATAAATGATGAAACGGCCGCACAAACATACACCGATCCCAGTGCTAATGGTATATTAGTTGGAAGTAGCGGAGGCACCGGCACGATCAATTATGTCACAGGAGCGATCACAATTTCAGGAGGTGGATCTCACGTAATCGATGCTAAATTTGTCTACTATCCTGATCTTCCAGTCATGGGAATCGAGGATTTTTTTCTTACCACAAGTGCATTTCCAGGAACGATCGCTTTCGATACGACTTATTCATACAACATTGTCACATCTGCTCCCTACAATGTTTATGATGTCAGCTTTTATAAAAATCCTGTAAGTGGAACCTATTCGGGATATACACAAAAAACAACGGTTACATCAACATCATGGAATGGACAAGATTACCAGCAATTTTGGACTACAAATTATCAGGGCGCTTTGTGGGCGACAAATGGTATTGATATTCCATTTACTATTCAAAACATTGGGATGCAATTTGCTCCTGCTAGCACGATAACTTTTGTCTCACAAACGGCCACAACATTGACGGTAACAATCACTAATTGTCCGCTTATCATTGGTGATTTTGTATTTGCTAATGAATGGGGAGCATCAAGTGCAGCAAATGCTTTGACCTTGAATTTTCAGACTGGATATGTAACAGCTTGTGCGCCAAATACACCACCTCTTGCCACAAAGACTATTACAGTAACTTTCCCGAATGCAGCGATTGCCACAGATACATACACACCAGGAATTCTTCAATATCTTACGAACCGATCTGATGAGACGAAAGATTGTATCAGATGGTATGATGGTGATCCTACAAATGGTAGCAATACAGCTCCAGTTTTAAACAACCATTTGGGATGGGTAAATTTTACACCTCCATTATCCAAGTTAAATTATTCTGTCGGTGGATTGCCAGCGGGTCAGTGGTATTTGATTGGCGCACGGATAATCATCCCATTCAAAGATAGATTGCTTTTCCTTGGGCCCGTTGTCCAAACATCAACAGTGGGAAGTCAAGTTTATCTGCAAGATACCATTATTTATAGCCAGAACGGAACGGTATATTACACAGCTTCTTTTACTGGCGATCCCTCATTTGTCACAACTGCCTATAACGCAATTTTGGTCCCTGTAAACCAAACAGCAACTGCATCCGCCTATTTCGAGGATCAAACCGGATTTGGAGGATTCATAACAGCCGGACTTGATCAACAGATTATAACTGCATCACCGAATGAAGACGTGCTAATCGTCGGATTTAATTCTATGTATCAGACACGTTTAATTTACAGTGGAAATGACATCGTTCCTTTCAATTTCTTTGTCACAAACTCAGAACTTGGCTCCTCTAGCACATTTTCAGCCATCACCATGGATGAAGGTGTAATATCTCGAGGAAATCACGGATTCGTAATAACAAGCCAGGACAGGGCCGATAGAATTGATTTAGAAATTCCTGATGAGGTATTTGAGATCAGTCTTTTGCAAAACGGAAATGAAAGATTCACTGCACAACGCGACTTCATAAACGAATGGATCTACTTTACATATCCCGTTAATAATACACCTTCAACAAACGGTGTTACTTATAAATTTCCAACCCAAACTCTTCAATTCAATTATCGCGATCAATCATGGGGTATTTTTTTAGAAAGCTATACAACTTATGGGGCTTTCAGGGCTTTAACGGGATATACATGGGCAACGATTGGGCAAAAATTTTCTAGCTGGAGCGCTTGGAATGAACCTTGGAATACTGGCTCTTCAACACTTCTTCAGCCAAAGGTAATTGCAGGAAATCAGGATGGTTTTGTTCTTTTACGAGAAAATGGAACTAATGAGGGAGTTTCACTCTTTATATTGAATTTCTCAATCCCTGCGACTATTACCGGTATAACTCAGGCAGCGAATGCAGCAGTTACTGCAAACAATGATTTTATTGTGGGCCAACAAGTCATGTTTAGCGGAGTTGTTGGCATGACTCAAATTAATGGACTCACAGGGTTCATTTTAGCAGCAACGACTACTCAGTTTACGGTAAATATTAACTCTACAGGATTTACCGCCTATGCATCAGGAGGCATCGCTACTCCTGTAGAGCCGGTCTATTCACCAAATCATTCTCTCGATGCCGGAGATTATATCATCATTAGCGGATGTTTAGGCACCGTTGGACCCTATGTAAACAATCAAATTTTTTCAGTTCAAAACCCAACTACTAATGGTTTTTCTTTAAATCCGAATCCATTACCTGCTTCTTTTACTTATCTTGGCGGAGGAGTAATTACAAGAATGTATGTTCCATTCATACAGTCCAAACAATTTCCTGTAGAATGGGCCATGTCGAGAAAAACAAGACTTGGAGCTCAACAATATCTTCTGTCTACAACAAGCACCTCGCAAATCACTTTGCTGATTTTCTTAAGCCAAGATTATGAAAATCCATATAACAATCTTGAATACCCAAATCCCGTGCAGATTGTGCCAGAGGTGTCTCAAAACAATACTTTGATTTACAGCACAATTCTTTATACATGTCCAGAGAGTACAAATTTAGGTTTAACTTCTGCCAATATCAATTTGCAAATGGTCACAGCCCCAAGTCAGCAGCAAATCTGGCATAGGATGAACACATCCCTGCTCGGAGATACGGTGCAAGTTGGCTTTTCGATGAACGACACTCAGATGCGCTCTTTAACACCATCGACAATGGTTGTTACAATAACTGGAGCCTCTCAGGCAAATCCTTGCGTTTTGATAGCCTCAAATAGTCTGATGGTGGGTCAGTTAGTTTTAATTCAGAACGTCGTTGGAATGACACAATTAAATAATAACATCTATGCCATTGCAGCAGCTAATTCGACTACGATAACACTGAATGTAAACTCAACAACCTTCAATGCCTATGCATCGGGAGGAACTGCTACAGTGGTTACACCGGTAGATCAATTTGCAGAGATCGAGATACATGGTTTCATTTTAGACGTACAACCAAGCATGGTGCTTGCATGACGACAGCCTCAAATAATATTGCAAATCCGTTGGCTTTTGTCAGAACTACGAGAGAATTTCCTCGAGATATCAATGAACTTGCAAGAGAAATGAATCGCGGTTGGATTGAAATTGCGGGAGCTGTAAACAATAGGACCATTGCTGTTTATCCTACAAATAAGCAAGCACAGACAGGGGAATCATGGTTTCTTGAAAATAATGTTCGCCAAAGAACACTGCGCCAAGTCTACACATTTACAACGAATGCTGCCATCAATCATGGAATTACCGTGGTTGATCCAAATCAATTTTCACGATGTTGGGGATCATATACCGACGGGACAAATTCTTATGGTATCACTTGGGCAAATACCAATACCATAGCTGGCTTGCCGACATTCTACATAACTTCTACACAAATCATAATGTTGCAGGTGACGCCGATAACAGCGGGAAGAATTACTTTGGAGTGGCTATCGCAGGCCCCAGAACCTTGATTTAGATTTAAATTTGATAGTGATAAGATAAGGCGAAAAGCGAGGAAAATATGAGTTCAATGTACGGAAACCAGGGGATGGGAAATAAAATCCCAAAAGGATATTCGGCAGGACGCATCCAACAATTCACCCCTGAAATGATGCAACTATTCAACAGTTTGTTTAGTCATGTGGGTCCGGAAAGTTATCTATCTCGTCTAGCTGGCGGGGATGAGGAGATCTTTAAACAGATAGAAGGTCCTGCAATGAGACAATTCAGCGGACAGTTAGGGAATCTCGCCTCTCGTTTCAGCGGAATGGGACAAGGTGCTCGTCATAGCAGTGGATTCCAAAATACAGCCACATCTGCTGCGTCAGATTTTGCTCAAGATCTCCAATCCAAAAGACAGGGACTTACTAGACAAGCTCTCATGGATTTAATGAGTTCTAGTCAAATGCTTCTAGGACAAAGACCCTATGAGAATTTCCTCACTAAAAAACCTGATTTTCTTTCTCAGCTTTTCGGTGGAGGAGGAGATATTCTTGGTATGCTTTCTAAACTTGCACCTCTATTCATGGGATAAAATATGGTTCAGATATTAGAAGATTTTTCACCTCAATCGCAGCGTATGGAAGCCTTTGCCAAATTGTTTGGAAATATTGGTGAGGGAGGTCAAGCTTTGAAAGGCGCGCTGGATGAACGAAGAACTCGACGGTCTTTAGCGGAGCAGTTCGGTGAACAATTCCAAAATATACGCAACCCCGATTTACAAAGGTTGATGTTGCAATCACATTTTCAAAAAGAACAGGCTGAATCAAAGAGAAAAGAGGAGCTTCAAGACCTTCAAAAAGCTTATCCTATTCTTGAAAAAAGATTTGGGAAAGATACAGCAGATCTGATTACTTCATTTGGAGCAGGTGGTCAAACGGCAATACTTCAAGACCTTTTGAAACAAGAAGAAGCAGGTGAACGATTTGGAGATATTTTGGGGGGAGAGTCTCCACCAGAAGATGTTATCCAAGCAGATGTAGGTGAATTAGTAGAGCCTTTGGGTGCCCAAGAATCAAATCGATCCAAGTTAAATCTTCCAGATTACACTACACGTCCTAAAGGTTTTACCCGAAAACAATGGGTAGATCAAAGAGCCGGTTGGTCTAAAAAAAATACTGAATCACTCGATGTCGCTCGCGATCGTTTAAAAGGCAACAAAAGAGATGTCCTTGGCACAAAAAAACTACAACAAATAAACGATTCACATGAGCTGCCAGAGGGTTTACAGAGATTTACCATCAATCCAAAAACTGGCGAAATCTATGGCTTAGCTCAGCTTGCTGGAAAAGCTCCAACGGCTGCTCAGGAATGGGTGAAAGAGATTGCTCGTTTCGGAAATCGTGCTAAAGATGCTTATGGATCTCGAGTGACCAACTTTGACTTAGCTCAATATATGAAACAATTTCCATCTCTTCTCAACACGCATGAGGGAAGGCGAAATATTTTGCGCATGATGGAAATCAATTATGAATTAGATTCTCTTTACGATAGATCTGTGCAAAGAATAATAGATCAGAAGGGTGCAGGAAACATTCCGCCGGATGAAGTAGATCGTCTGGTTAGGTTCTTAATAAAAGATAGAGAAGAACAACTTTTTGATGAATATCTCAATCTCGAGCAAAAGAACGATTCAGTATTCATGAAAGAAGGACTAGAGAGCCAGAGACCTTCTTTGGAGGAAATATTCGGTGGCTAATCCCTTAGAAATTGCCAAACAACACGGTTATACATATGAAGAAATCGACGAATACATGGGAGAAAAAAATCCAAAATATCGTCAAGCTCTAGATGCTGGTTATACGCGTGAAGAAATTCAATCTTTTTTCGAAAAAAAAGCACAACCTAAAGAATCATTAGGAAAAAATATAGGTCGTCAAGCTGGACGTACAGGAGCGCGTGTTGTTGAAACAGTTTTGGGAGCACCAAGGGCATTTGCTGAATTTGGAGAGATGCTCGTTCCTAAAGAAACACTAAAAAAAGTGGCAGGAAAAGTTGGGCTTCGAAAGCCTGTGGAAAAAGCTTTCGAGCTTTCTGAAAAATATGCTCCCTATAAATTACTTCCAAAGTCCGAGGATATCAGAGAAAATGTCACAAAACATCTTTTTGGAGAGAAATTAGAACCCAAAAACGAATGGGAAAAGGAAGCCGATACTCTTGTTTCTGATTTTGCAGCTTTAGCCGTTCCAGTTCCAGGTTCTCAGCTGAAACTTTTGAAGCCGGCGCTTCTTGCTGCAGGAGGCTTTATTGCAAGTAATGTTGTGGGGCAGCTAGGAGGAACGGACGAGCAGAAAACCTATGCAAAACTTGGGGTTATTTTTGCTGGGTCGATGATCAATCCTAAAAGTGCAGATAAATTAAAGAATGATCTTTATGAGCAAGCAAGAGAAGCAAAACCTTCTGATGCTGTGGTTACCGCCGAGAATCTTATCAAAAATTCTGATAATTTTGAAAAACAATTATTGAAAGGGGATTCAGGTGCAACGACCAAAAAGAAAGCTCTATCACTTATCGAAGAGATAAAATCCAAAGTCAAAAACAATGAAATCAATGTTGATGAGCTTGAAGAATTCAAACGCAACATAAATGAAGCGCGTGCGAGTCTTTATGATGAATTCAAAGCAAATAAAGTAGGAAGAAAAACAGCCAAAACATATCTTAATACCATATCTAAATTTATCGACGATACTCTGACAGAATATGGAGCCACAAATCCTGAATGGGAAGCCTTTTACCGTCCAGCTAATGAAGTGCACGGAGCAATTGTTGAGAGCCACAAGGTTAGAGGTTTTATTACTCGTATTGCTAAAAAATATGGACTGCACGCTATTTTACCGGCGTTAGGAATCAGTCATGCCATAGGTCTTCCAGGTGTTGTTGGCATGGCAGGAATGGCAGCAGCCGGCACAACGGGTATGATGGGAGAAGAAATAATTATTCGTTTTGCAAAAAGTAAAACTCTTCTAAAGCATTACATGAATTTGATCAATTCAGCTCTAAAAGAAGATGTGGTTGTTGTCCATGAAAATCTGAAGAAACTGAAGAAAGAACTGGAAGAAGATTAATCACACTCCTCGCCCCATTCATCCTTGATCGTACATATAAAGCCAATAATGAAGATAAGAAAAAAGAATCCTGCAATGATTTTCATTTTTTCTCCTCTCCTTTTATCAATTTAGGTTCCCAATGATATTCATATGGATGCATGATGCTTAATTGGCCTTCAATTCTTGAAATTCTTGAATCAAGTATTTGTAATTTATCTTCAACTGATTTAATTTCTCCTTTTACACCTTTAATTTCTTCTTTAAGTTCTTCTTTTACACCTTTAATTTCTTCTTTCACACCTTTAATTTCTCCTTTTACACCTTTAATTTCTTCTTTAATTTCTTCTTTAATTTTTAGGGCCTCACGTCGTGCCCCAATGCGAATGAAAATATACACTCCTAAAGCTGAGCCGAGGGTAGCTAAAATTTGCAGATTATCAGTCATAATATTCATTTTTTATTCCTCAAAAATTCTTCAATCATCAAACATAAAAAAACAAGCAAGCATTCCTAAAACTGTACAGACATATCCCATCATTGCTTACTCCTCTCCTCCAATATTGAAAGTCTTACATTAATATTGATCAAATCTTTATGGATATTGTCGATCTTAGTTCCCAAATAAAACATTGGCGCTAACATCAATCCTATAAATGTTGCTATCCCACCAATGAATCCTACAATTTCTAGAGCCAATCTCCAGTCCATTTTCATCTCCTATTGTAAAGAAAGCAACATGCAATACATGATCCGATATCTCCGATAATCGCAGCTACTACGACAGTAGCTTTTATTCCATCGTCATAGTTTTCAGAGCATATAGATCTTGTAGATTCATCTTGATTTTGGCCGAAACATCCATGAGCTGCGACAATCATCGTCATTATTGTGCCCATTACACCCATAATAACTAGGATGCCCATACAACATTGACCGCCGTTTAGGTTTTTAAACATTCTTTCACCTACAGCCACTTGTCTCGTGGTATTTGTTGTTGGCAGAAGAAAAGTATGAGTAGTATTTCCGTCTTGCAAAGTTACTGAATCTGCAGCCATTTCTCAGTCCTTTTTTTGTGTTGTAAGCAAAACAAGTTGATTACGAAGTAATTCAAGTTCTTTCTGAAGTTCATCGAATCTCTGAAATAATCCTCGTCGTAGATTATTTTGCTTGGTCTTCAAATCAGCGAGCTCCAACCACATCATCCCTTCATGAGTGATTTCATCTTTCCAAAATGTCAATTGTTCTGCGCTCATATTCCCTCACTTATTCCCTCTTTATTTAGAGAATAGTGAGTGAATCATTAAGATTCAAGAGTTTTACGCTGATTTATTATCTTTTCAATCATCTCTTCCATATCGAAATGACGTACTCTTGTGATTTCATCTTTAGAAATACGATAGATAGATCTTTTCCCAGAGCCCACCTTGAAGCCACAAATGCGTCCTGACTTGATAGCTCTTCGTATCGTATTGGGGTGAACACCGAGCTTATTCGCAAATTCCTTGATCGAGAAGTACTCAGATTCAGATGTACTCCTTTGACTATGTTTATCCAATTTCGTTAACCATAGTTAATATTGGTTAGTTTCAATTTTAAACTATAGACATTATCCCCCTTTTTAATCAAATTTTAATTTCTCAAAAAAGGGGTCGTTATGTCGTCTTTAGTCTATGGTATCGGTGGTTTAATCTCTGTTGCTCCTCCTCCAATTGCGGGTGTCGGGGCTCCTCCTGCATCTTTTAGAGGTGCATTGGGTCAACAATTCTTCGATACATCTCAAAAGCCTCCCGTTGAATATATATTTAATGGTCAAACTTGGGCGACAGGCGGCGCTAATCCTGCTACTACAACATCTTTGGGTACCGTTTTCTTAGCGACGTTATCTCAAACTGAATCGGGAGGTGCCCCAAGTTCGAGTTACGTATCTTCCGCAAACGATGTAGCTACTGCTCTTTCGGCCATTGTAGTTGGCGCCGGCGTCCCTGCCACTACATCTCAACAAGGTTATGTTTTTTTGGCTACAAATGCTCAGGCAATTGCTGGAGCTATCTCGACTAATACAGTAATCATACCATCGAATCTTCCTGCAGTATTCGCATCTCCACCAGCAATAGGAGGAACTGTTGCTGCGGCTGCTACATTTACCAACTTAACCGCGGCAGGAACGGTCAATCTAAATGCGACTGGAGCTGGGGTTACAACAATTGGAACTGGTGGTACCGGCGCGGTAAACATTGGTAATGCAACCGGAAACACTGCCGTAACTGGAACTTTGACAACCAGTGCTGGAATTACAGTAACGACTGGCGGCTTAACTGTGACAGCTGGCGGCTTGACGGTAACTGCAAATGGTGCTGCCATCACAGGAACTACAACCGTTAACACTACAGGAAACTCCAATACAACTATTGGAAATTCTGCAGGATCTGGCGCTGTCACGATAAATACACCCAGCGGAAATCTTTCTATTACCGGTAATGGCAACACAATTTCCATTGGTGCCGACAACAACACAAATACCATCAATATCGGTACTGGCACATCTGCTGACACAATTGCAATTGGTGGCTCTGGTGCAAATACAATCGCAATAGCTAATACACAATCGGCTGGATCATTAGCAATAGCCGCTGCCATGACTACCGGAACCGTATCGGTTGGCGGCGCTTCGATGACTGGTAACATTGTAATTGGTCAGTCTACAGCAGCTGGAGGTCAAACGATTGCCATTGGAAATGGTGTGAACGCCGGCACCTTAACTATAAACATGGCAAACGCTGCAAGCGCAACTGGTGCAGCAGCAGTGAACATTCTTTCTGGCGCAACACCTGGTGCTAACCAAACTCTAACCATTATGGGTGGAATAGGCAGCGCTGGTAACCAAGTATTTTCGTGTCAAGGTGCGGCAATTTCTCAAGGCACAAATACCGCAACATTCTTCGGAGGGATAACTACTGGAGGGACGAATTCCTTTAACATATTTAATGCTGCATTCACCGGCGGAACGAACTCTGTAAATATCTTTTCGGGAGCTTACACAACTGTTGCCGGAACGTTTAACCTATTTTCAGGAGCTTCTACCCATGCAGGTACCACCAATATTGGAACAGGAACCAGTGCAGCTCACGCGACAAATATCGGTAGTAACGCCGGTGGAAACGTCACGATCATCTCAGGTTCTTCGGGAACAATTGGCATTGGTCTGGGAGGTAATGCAGCTCAAGTTATTACCATTGGAGCTGCTGCACAAACAGGAACGATCACACTAGGATCATCTTCGGCTACATCAACTGTGAATATTGCAAATGGATCAGGAGCTGCAACTGTGGCTATTGCCAATGCTGCAACCACAAATGCAGTGACACTAAACATTGCGGGTGCATGTACAGGTGGAGTGACAATGGCAATTGGTGCTGGTGTAAATACCGCCACCAACACTTTGAGTATTTTCAATGCTGCCTCAGCCACAGGTGCTTCAACGATCAACATTCTGAATGGTGCGACACCAGGTGCTAGCCAGACCGTCAACATTATGACAGGTTCCAATAGTGCAGGCACTCAAACGCTCAGCGTTGGTAGCTCATCGCAAGCCGCTAACATTATAACTTTAACCGCTGGTTCTACAGGTGGAATCAATCTAGTTGCTAAGACAAACGTGACCGGAAATTTAAATTTTGTCACTTCCGGAAACAAAATCTTGAGTGCAAACGTTGGTACCACAACAGCCGCGGGAGCCAATTCATTCGGATCTGTAGCTCTAGTTGGTGGTACAGCAATTGTTGCCACGACAGCGGTAACTGCAAACTCTCTGATTTTCTTAACATGCCAGGCACTTGGAACTGTCGCAGTTGCATCAGCACTTGCTGTAACGGCTAAAACCGCAGGAACAAGTTTTGTAATCACTGCCTCCCAGGGCACTGACACCTCAACAATTGCATGGTTCATCGTCAACTAAATTAATTAGGGGAATAAATGCTAAAGAACGTAGTCAGATTTGAACACACGATAGGACCTAAAATTTATCACTTCATATGTGATCCAGATTCTCCATTGCCTGAAGCAAAAGAGGCTCTTTTTCAATTCTTGATAGACATAGGAAAAATCGAGGAACAAATCAAAGCAACTCAAACTGCGGCTGAAGCTGTCAAGCAATCTGAAAAACCGGCGGATGAAAACAAAACTGAGGTTTCATGAGTGTAACACCAAGTGCTGGTTCAGGTAGTACAAATATTAGTCAAACCGCAACATTTCCAAATGAATTGACAGCAACAATGTCCGGTTCATTTGTCAAAATAGGAACGCTTACCAACAGTCCAGTGATCATCATTTTTGACAATCAAGGAACCTCGAGTGTTGCGATTAGCGTTGATGGTGTCAATACCTGGAGAACATTTACATCTGGTGAAGCAATGATCCTTGATTTGAGAGCAAATCATGGCAATGCACCTAATTTTACCATAGCAGCTGGGACGACATTTTTTGGAAATGGTGCATCAGGGACGTTTTCGATTTCCTATTTAAGCGCAACGCCATAAAGGAGATAACTTGTCACAAATATTTAAGCCAGAAGCGGCAAGTCCACCACCTCCTGGGTTTGTGGAATTCCTTGAAGGTGATGACGGCGTCCCAGTCGGGCCAAATGCCGGTGATATCATCTTCGTTAAAAGCGCGGTTGTGGCAGCAGGTTCAACGCCCATTGAATCTACAGGTAATGCCGGCACTCATACGATCACCTACAATATTCAAACGTCACAAGCAATTGCCAGCACTGATCCCACAAAGATTGGTTTAGCTGCATTTAATTCGGCAGATTTTACGGTTGATGCAAATGGATTTGTTTCTTTTGCTTCAACGGCAACAGTTCAAACATTAACTGCTTTGACTGGAACAAATCCAGTTCCTCCTAACGCTTCAGATACCATTTTTATTGGAACATCTTTAGTTGCTCCTCGATCGGCTCCCATTTCTACATTAGGGATTGCAGGTACAAGTACCGTCGACATCGTAATGCAATTGACAACAGCATCAGCCAGCTCAATAGTTAATAATGTCGGTCTAGCTTCTTTTAATTCTGCGCAATTTTCTGTCGATGGAAATGGTTATGTTTCGAGCACACAATTGGATTTACACATAACACCATTCATCGTGAGTGCAGCAGGTATTACAAATGGAGCAAGCTATACTACGATTCAAGCAGCAGTCAATGCCGCTAACACAGCTGGCGGTGGAATGGTATGGATACAACCAGGAACTTACACGGAGAATTTGACGTTATTTTCTGGAATCCAATTATCCGGTCCATCTGAGCAATCTGTCACTATTATTGGTACTCACACACCTCCATCATCAGGGACACTGAATTTATTTCGTCTAGCTTTTCAATCAGCTACAAATATTTTCTCTTCTGCTGTCGCAGGAACTACAGCAATTATAATGGAAGATTGCGCAGTCAATGTGACCAATGGATATACTTTTAATCTTCCAAATTGGACATCTTCGGGTTCTGTATCTGTATTTGATATTGGAAATAATGGGACCAACGATGGATTTTTCAATAATACAGGTGGTGCCAGTTTCTTCGCGTTTTCGGCCGGTATTGGGAATGGAACTGCAAATTCTTTAACCATTAGCGGTACGGCAATCTTTGCTAATCAAATTGTGCTAGGATGCCCAGTGAATCTCGTGACTGGAGCTTCACTTTCTAGTTATGGTTCCTCTTATCAACATACGCTTACATTATCCAATAACTCAACTGCCACCTTTACTGGCGATGACTTTTCCACAGGTGCGACTCCTGCGATAACTATGTCATCTTCAGGAAATGTGAAATTGGCTCATGTAACCATAAATTCAAGCAATAATCCCGCTATATCTGGATCTGGCACTGGTACTTTAACCTATGAAGACATTGTATTCTTAAATAATGCAGCGTTAGCAGGAACACTCACTACAGCAACAGTCAGCTGGCAACCATATTCACGTGCTATAGCTTCTACGGATGGAACAAAAGTGGGAACCGCAGCATTCAATTCTGCGCAGTTCACTGTTGATGCTAATGGTTTCGTATCAACATCTGGAACTGGTATTGGGAACACAATCACAGGTCAATCCGGAGGAGCATTATCTCCCACAGCGGGGAACTGGAACATCTTCGCAAATGGTGTGAGTGGAAGTGGCACGAGCACTGCCGGAAATATGATCACTTCAGGATCTGGAAGTACGCTAACAGTCAATAGCACTGAAGCCCAGTTCATGACCAATTATACATCTGTGGCATTCGGGGCGTCTCCTTATACCGCTCTTGCCACAGACTACTATATCTCCTGCGTCAGCTCTGGCGGCGCAATCACGATCAAACTTCCTAATGCTCCTACAACGAACCGTTTATTCATCATCAAAGATAAGTCTGGTAATGCTTCAGTCGACAACATAAGCATTACGACTGTTGGCGGTGCAGTAACAATAGATGGTGAAACGACTTATACAATCGCCGGGAACTATGGATCTATCACATTGCTATTTAATGGGGTCTCCTATGAAATCTACTAGTAAATGTCGTAACTATATGGTAAACTCCTTAGAAAAAGGAGCAACCAATGGAAAAAAGGCCCGGTGTTTACAGATTACAAAGTCTACCTACAGGAAGATTTTACATAGGTTCTTCCAAGAATGTTTATAGAAGATATTACAGACATAGGCAGATTCTACGAGAAGGATTAAAGGAAAATCTTCGCATTAAAGAAGATTGTGACAAATATGGGCCCAACTCATTTATTTTCGGAGTTATAGAATATTGTGAAGAAAGTGAGTTAAGAGAAAGAGAACAGTATTATTTTGAACTTTGGAATCCTCAATATAACGTCCGGAAAAGTGTTTATGACGGAAGTGGCAGAACTTATACAGAAGAGCAGTTAGCAAACTTTAAGAAAATTCACAGGCCGATAAAGGATAAGGAATTATTTAGGAAGAAGCTAAAAGAAGGATGGGAAAAGCGAAGAGCTAGATGTTCACCCGAAGAGCTTAGTAAAAAATTAGCAGATGCCCGACGCGGCATAAAACATTCCGAAGAGACAAAAGCTATAATGAGCGCTAATCGGAAAGGGAAAAAGAAGTCTCCTGAGTGGATTGAAAAATTCCGTGAAAGACGTAAAGGGACAAAATTAATAGATGGTAAATATATCAAACTTGAAGGCGGCTAATGGGTTATAGAAATTATTCGGTGGCCAATGGCTTTATAGTGGATAAATTGGGAAATGGAGATTTCACAACAATTGGAGCAGCATTAACGGCAGCGGTTTCTGGAGATACGATCTTCATACGTCCAGGCACTTATACTGAGAATCCCACATTGGTAGCCGGAGTTAATCTCACCGCTTTTGATGCCGACGCTCTAACACCCAATGTCATCATCAATGGTACGTGCACCCTCACTGGTGCGGGCACCGTATCAATAAGCGGAATCAGTCTTCAAACAAACTCTGCTTTTTGTCTAGCTGTAACTGGCTCTTCTAATTCTATAGTGAATTTAACCTCATGCAATATCAACTGCTTAAATAATACAGGTATTTCATTTACCTCCTCCGGCGCTACAGCCGGCATCAACCTAACTAATTGTACAGGTAATATAGCAACTACGGGTATCACTTTATTCTCTAATTCTGCATCTTCAGGCAAGCTTAGCTTAAGCTTTTGCGCACTCAACAACACAGGGGCTAGCACCACAGCAAGTGCCACATCTGGAGTTGAAACAGATTTCAATTCCTGCTCGATCAAATTTCCTCTATCGACATCTTCTGCCGCTAAAATCCAAGCGACATATTGCAATATAAACACAAGCAGCATAAATACCACATCAATAACGACTGCCGGAACTGGCGTCAGTACTCTTTCATATTGCGATGTTATTGCCGGATCGGCATCAGCTCTTTCAATTGGTTCTGGAACTGTTATAGAGATCTTTGAGAGTTCTAGGATTGAGTCAAGTAATACCAATGCCATCACTGGCGCTGGTCAAATCAATTATGGATTAATAGTCTATACTGGAGCATCATCTACTAATAACGTAACTACTCAAGATCCTTTTCCAACTCAACCTGCGACAACAGCTTCAGCATGGGTGCTACTTCAAACTCAAACCGCAAGTAGCTCTGCAAACATCGCATTTACCAGTACCAACATTACTACTAAATATAAGAACTATGCCGTTCTCATCAATAATGTATTGCCCGCCACGAACGAGGTGGGATTCCAAATGAATGTCTCAACAAATAATGGTTCCTCCTATTTGAACACAGGTTACAATGCCAATTCAACTTTTGCATCTACTGGAGGAGTTGGCCAAGGGAACTCAACCACTACCGCCATTCTCACTAATACCGCCACTGGAGGAAACGCACTGTCGAGTACTGCGGGAGGAGGGTGGAATGGTACTGTTTTTCTACAAAATATCACTACTGGTTCGGGGTATCCCTCTTATTCGTTTCAAGCTGGGACTTATTTGGGAACTGGCGCAATGTTCTCTCAAAACGGGGGAGGGACTTTACCAACTACAAGCGTCATTAATAACATTCAGTTCATTATGACTTCAGGAAATATAGCATCAGGAACATTCAGTCTTTACGGAATAACTAGTTAAATGTTTTTTACAAAAATAACAGTCTTAGAACTTTTCATTTATGTTATGATTTCAAGTTGTAGCTATAGGTTTTTAGATAAGGAAAGCTCTGATAATCCCATGCAGTATACGCATAGTGATTTCTTTAACAGCTATTAAAGAGTTTCTTCACTTTTCTTGTCGCATATCTCAGAAGAGCTTTAGGACAAAAGTTCCAAAAGTCTGGTCTCTTTAAAATTTGTGAGGGTGCAAATTTTAAGATGCAACCCAATTCGCCCGATTTTCTAAATTGAGAAATCAAAAACTTATCTTTGGTGAGCTCATCAAGGAGTTCTGAATACATTTCTTTTCTTCTCTCTTTATTTTTTAAAACCCTTTCCGACCAGCAATCCTCTGAATATCTTTTCCCTGCTAAGATTTCTGGAATATGTATGAATCCCGTGCGGAAAGCTATCGATGTAATAAGATACCAATCCGATGAGCATAAAAGATTGGCTTTCAACCCTCCTTCTCTTCGTAAGAAATCAGTTTGTATAATTGAAGTATTACCTCCAAATTTCATGTAGGTTTTGAAGCATATTTTTGGAGCATCCTTGCTTTCCACAATCAATGGCGTTTTGCAACCTGAAATGCAGATATGCTTCTTCAAAGTATTATCTGGCATGAGTTCGGAGCAATTTGAAGCACAGACTCCGATATCAGGTCGTGAAATCAATTGCTCCATGGATTTAGTAATAAATCCTGGGAAGATAAAATCATTTGCGCTGAGAAGGTATAGATATTCTCCCCGAGCTTTTGATATCCCTTCATTGATCGTATAATCAACTCCCTTATTTTGCTTCCTAGCAACAACTCTCATTCTCTTGTCAGAGGAATATTTCCCAATAATTTCAAGGCTATTATCTAAGGAGCCATCATCCACCACAATGAGCTCTAAATTTTCATAATCCTCTCTGAGAACAGATTCAATGGCTTGCCATATATACCGAGCATCGTTGTAATTAGGAATAACTACAGATATTTTTGGATTCATAAACGTTACAATTTGATCAAATAAGCAGGTCCAGAAGGTGTTGTGATCAATTTTTCGATTTTATCTTCTAAAAATTTGTCCACGGCTTTGCGCGCTCCCTCACATGATGGAAAACCATAGTCATCTATAAGGAGGTCGACCATATGATATGCGAGAATTTTTTTCATACGTTATTTTTCATTTGATTTTTTAGTCTTTATGTGAAAAATTTACCATTTTTCAGCACAACTGGAGATCTTGTGTCAGTAGGAAGAAATTATTTCGAAATGCAAAGAGAATACGACAGAGTGAATGAACTCAATGATAGATTGACGAGAATGGCATATGAGGCACCTGATCCCAAACTTACTGAAACTACAGATCGTCTGAAAAAGGGATGTTTGAATCATCCTATTGTTTGTATTAGCACTGTATCTGGCACCGTAATTGGCATAATAGGTGGCGCTGCAGGTGGTGGTGTTGGAGCTTTCCCGGGTGGTATATTAGGGTGCATGACAGGATATTTAATCGGATGTTGTATAGCTAGATGTATAGATGGAAAAGATAATTCTTCAAATCATAAAGTTCAGAAAAAACAAATAATAAAAGAGCGTTCATGAGTCTTTCGTGCATAAAATATGCTTTTATGACTGAAAAAAATTTTGGAGTTTATACTCCAAAATCTATTGAATATAAACATAGAAAAAATTGCATGGAATTTTTATCTAGACTCTTTATTGCTGTTGGATGTTTGTATCTTATATTGGCAGGACTTCTATATGGTTCTAACATGGAAGGCATTCATATATGGAACTGTGTATCCATCTTAGGTGCCGGAATTTTTTGGCAGATAATGGCACTATATTTTAATGCTATGCAATTTAAGCATCTAGAACAGGAAATGAAGAAAGAAAAAACCCCAAAAACAAGTTGATACTTTTCAACACAACTGGAGATCTTATGTCAGTAGGAAGAAATTATTTCGAAATGGAGAGACAGAAGGACAGATTGAATGCTGTCAGTGACAATTTGAATAGAATGGCCTTTAGAGCACCCGATCAACAGCTCAATGATACTGTTAATGGTATAATTGAGGGATGTCTAAATGATAAATATATTTGTTATAGTACTATGACTGGAGCTGTGGTCGGAGGAGTTATAGGCGCTCCTGGTGGTATTGAAGGTCTTTTAATGGGTGTAGCCGTAGGAGGTACATTGGGATTTTTTGCTGGATGTTGTATTTCTAAATACGCTAAAAGTAAAGAAAATCCCCCAACTCATATAGTACAGAAAAAACAAATAACAAAAGAGAGATCGTGAGCTGCTCAGACGTAAAATACATTTGTTATGATGAAAGACGATATGAAGCCTACGTTCCTAAATCGATAGAATACAAAAACAGAAGAGATTTCGCGATATGTGTAAGCACCCTTTTTTTTGCTATAGGATGTACGTACATATTATTGGCAGGTCTTTTGTATGGATCTAACATGGAAATTCTTCATACACGAGTTTTTTTAATTTTTGCGGTTGGTTCACTTGTTTTCATGATAACGAGTTGTTTTTTTAAGGTGCTGCAATTTAAGCATCTAGAACAGGAAATGAAGAAAGAAAAAACCCCAAAAACAAGTGACACTTGATTTTGGGGAAACACTCTGGAGAATTCATTCACCCAGGTAGAGTAGTGTATTTGTTTTTTATATGCATTAGAGTTTTGATTTATCCTCCCACATCCTTAAGGCATCAATAAAGCCTTGGGGATTTTTACTTGCTCTCTCCATGATTTCAGTTGGTGACTTGCCACTTGTTTGAGCGCTTTTTTCAATGTATTCATGAACTGATTCCCTATTGATATCTTGAGGAATTTCAAAACAGATAGATGGTCTACACTCTTCCGGTTCAACATTTATTTCTTCAAGAAGGGGGACGTCTACAGTCTCTATGGTCTTTTTCAAAGCCATTTCTTGAATTTCTCCCTCTACGTAACATCCACCAATACAATCCGGGAAAAGTCTCCTGGCAAGTCTCGAGATGGCCCTTGCAAAGAGCATATCTTCTGGGCATTTCTTCCATCCTCCACCATCTTTGATTAATCCTGCTCTGGCAGCATCTTCGATGTGATATTGAGATTGCATCTCTTCTCCGGTGTCATTTCTTTTTCCCCAGATGATGCAGACTTCATTAGTCAATGTTTTGACTCTTATTTGATGTCCATGCTTGCGGATCAATTGATTCATAATCCTCGCTGAGATTTCAAATTTACCCTGGATGTTATTGATACCTCCAGAGACGGCTTGCATCGGACTGATACCTAATTCTCGAGCTAACAGCATCACAGAAAGTATCGTGGCCACGACTTGATCATCAGATCCGCCCCCTCCTAATTTTTTCCATGCAGGATTACTAGATGCGGCTTTGGCGATGACTTGATAAGATTCAAGCTCTTGCTCTGTGGGTAGGGATTTATTATATTGCGTTATTGACATGACCCCAGGCTCCTTCTTTTTGGATCGTCTTTAAGTTATTTTGAAATATTTCCTCAAAGAGGATGGCATCCTGATAGATTTTTCTCCATTTGTAATAGGGGATATCAGGATTATTCAAACGATTAGATTCGTATGATTTATAGGTGAGCCAATCAACCATGGATGTCATAGTGGATCTCCGGTTGGTATTTATCAAAATTATTCTCTATCTCTTCGTAGACAAGATCGTAGATGTTTTTAAAACGGTAAGACCATCCTCGAGATAAGATCTCTTGAAATGCAGATTCCATAATCTCTTGAATGCATCTGTCTTCCTCTGGAGGCTGTAGGGGAGGTTCGTGTACTTTAAACATCGACTTTCTCCTTTTCTTGTTTTCTGTCAAAATAGTCGTAACAAATAAGAGCGCTTGAAAAAATTCGCCACAAATCGGTAAGATCGGGGTAGTTGATTTGTTTTGCTCCAATTACAGGGTGGGAAACCTTAACTTTCTCACCCTGTATATTTTCTGTCTTAGATCGCACACTCTTTTTCAAATGAACGATCATAACTTGTCCGATATTGTGCCCATATTTGTTGCATAGATGTTGATATGCCGCTAATTGAAGTGGCCAGCTCTTTGAAGGAGCACAACTTGTCTTGATGTCAATCAAAACGGGGATGTCACTTCCCTTTAAAAGCACAATGGCATCTGGCTCTCCGCTAAAATGAAGCTCATCATCGAAATATCTTCGTCCCGTGATAAGCACTTTATGGATATTTTCATCAGCCCAAGATATAAAAGCGTCCACATAAGGCATGTATTGATCCTCAATATTTGGCAAAAAAAGCTTTTCTAGATACGTCGTACAGTATCTATGCACCGCAGTTCCTCGAAGAGCCGCTGTAACTAGGTTGTCAGTAGGAATTAATCTCATTTCTCTCTCGGTTTGTTTTGATAAAATGTCTGAAACACGTGGATAATAGAGTCTTTTTTCTTCTAAGCTATCCATACAACTCTCCTTTGACTGGGAATATGTTGTACTTTGTTTTTGATTTCAAGCTGTACTTGAACTTTAAGTCATTTGTTATTAACCATGATGATTCATTGGAATGATTATCATTAAATATTTGCATCGATTCTCCTTCTATGAAAGGGTTTCTTTGTGGTAACATGGATATTACAAAACACCAAGGTTTAAATCAATGAAAATGAGAAAAAAGATGGATTTGCTAGAGAAATTCGAAATATTTTTCAAAGAATCAGGCTTGCAGAAAAAATGGTTTGCTCAAAAGATTGGGATCACACCGCAATACTTTTACTTAATCCTAGGTGGGTATAATAAGATGAATCCTAAGCTTTGGAAGGAGGTTATTAGGTTCTCAAATGGCTATATTACGCTTCAAGACTTAATGAATTATGAATTCACTCCGCTGGAAGTGATTGATGTAGAAAACTCACCAAATGACAATCCATATGAATGTAAAGTTAAGATTAAGATCATAAAGAAAAGTTAATAAAGTGTACAAATTTATTGAAATAAATCTGGTTCATATTGTAGAAAAGAAACTTCCCACCAGTGAAGGAGGGAAGTTTTAAAAGATACGTTTTTCCGAGTCCGACGGATTAGAGCCCCCAAGGATTCAGAAAAACACCAAACCATGCCCCATTTTTTTTGACCGCCAAACCAACCAAACCAAAGGAAAGGAAAGCAAGGCGGCTTTTTTAACAGCCTAGAAGATGGAAACAACCAGCCAGTGGAATAAGTTATACATACGTATACCCCAACCACCCGCAGCTTTAACCACCCGCAAAGACTTTTTTTTTGGGTCAGTGTCTAGTTGTATATTATGCGAATCATGATTTTTCATCAAACTTTAAGGTAATTTTTTACCGAAAGGCAACAGGTTAATTCAATGAACAGAGATTTTAAAGGTATATGGATTCCTAGAGAGATTTGGCTGAGGGACGATCTCTCATCACAAGAAAAATGTTTATGGGCAGAAATTTATTCTCTTTACGACCGTGAGAAAGGAGGATGTTACGCCAGTGAAGATTACTTATGCGAATTTATGAAGGTCAAACGTTCTCGGCTATACGAAATTCTAAAAAAACTCAAAAAAGCAAAACTTCTGGAAACGGTAGCGTTTGATGGTCGCTGCACTATAAGAAGAGCCATCTTACCAGAAGATAGTGCAATCGAGTCGTGGAAAGAAGGGGTCCGGAAAGCCGGAC